AGTCATCCGAAAATCAGCCATCTGAAGACTGAAAAATATAAAGCTGTAGGGAAACGCCCTTATGGCTTTGATAGTTACAGGGATGAGGATGGTCAGGCATGGTTCGTACCTCACAAACCTACTATTGATCTTCTGGCAGAAGCTATCGACCATATCCGGTCAGGACGATCTGTACGCAAGGTAGCGGCTTGGTTAGAAGATAAGACTAAGCGTAAACTATCTGCTACTCGTCTACATAAACTGGCCTGGACCCCAGAGGAACTAGCAGAACGCAGGAAAGAGCGTAGAAAGAATCTAACCCCTAAACAGCGTAAGATCGAAGATCTTAAGAATGTTGAGAAACAAACTCGGATCAAAGCTGAACAGGCCAAACGCAGGTTAGAACGAGCTAAGGCTAGGTCAGGTATTCAAACCGGGGCAGAACCAGAGAGTTTTGCTGATGCTGGTCAGCCTCTCGAAAGAGATGTAGCATTCCGGCCTAACCCCGGCCCACAGACAGACTTCCTTGCGGCTAATGAACGTGAAGTATTTTATGGTGGGGCTAGGGGTGGTGGTAAAACTTATAGTCTCCTGATTGCCCCGCTCCGGTTTGTAGATAAGCCTACCTCTCGTGCTCTCCTGATTCGTAGGTCTATGCCTGAGCTACGAGATGTAATCTTTCAGACTCAACAGTTATACCCTAAAGCTGTTCCCGGTGCTAAGTTCAAAACTCAAGAAAACACTTGGCACTTTCCTAGCGGTGCCCGTATTGAGTTTGGGTATTGCGAAAACCTAACGGATGTGCTACGATATCAAGGTCAATCATACTCATGGATTGGGGTGGACGAGTTACCTCAGTATGAGTCACCGGATGTCTGGCACTTCCTAAGATCCTCTCTCCGGTCTGCCGATCCTAGTATTCCTTTACATCTTAGAGCCACAGGAAATCCTGGGAACAGGGGCAGTCGTTGGGTTAAAGAGTTATTTATCGATCCGTCTGAACCCAACACCCGCTTCACTGAAAAGGTTGAATACGAACTAGAAGGTAGAACGTTATCTACTGAGATCACCAGAAAGTTTATCCCTGCATCGGTCTGGGATAATCCGTATCTAACTCGGGATTCCAGCTACATTGCTATGCTGGCATCTCTACCGGAAGTCAAGCGTAAGCAGTTTCTCTACGGTGATTGGGATGTAGTAGAGGATGGGGCCTTTGCTGAGTTCAACAGATCAACTCATGTGGTCGAACCTTTTGAAGTTCCTAGTGGTTGGACAAAGATCCGTGCGGCAGACTTTGGATTCTCATCCCCATCTGCTATTCTCTGGGGTGCAATAGACTACGATAATAATATCTGGATTTACCGTGAACTGTATGTCAGCAAGGTAACAGCAGATCAGCTAGGTCGTATGATCCGTGAAGTAGAAGCAGGTGACGGCAAGATCTACGATGCTGTACTAGATAGTAGCTGCTGGTCTAGACGAGGTGATCGCGGTCCGTCTATTGCTGAAATGCTTAACGCGGAAGGGTGCAGGTTTAGACCATCAGATCGCTCTCCTGGTTCTCGTATCAGCGGTAAAATTGAAATACATAAGCGTCTCATGGTTGATGAAGATAGTGGTGAACCGGGTCTAAAGATCTTTGAGAACTGCCCTAACCTTATCCGGCAGATTACTTCCCTACCATTAGATAAACATAACCCAGAAGATGTCGATACTAAAGCAGAAGATCACGCCTATGATGCTTTAAGGTATATGGTTTCTTCAAGACCAGTAAACATTCAGACAGCGTTCGAGAATATGCCAAAGACTACTTGGCGACCAAGCGATAACCGATTCGGTTATTAAAAGAGGTATATATGGCTGAATATGATAATGACAAGATTAACGTCCTTGATGATGACGGGGATGAGGAGGCTCGCGGTCAATATACCAATATGGTCAGTTATGTAGAAGACCGCTTTGATCGGGCTAAAGATGCTCGATATTTCGATGAATCTCGTTGGCTACAAGCTTACCGAAACTATCGTGGTATCTACGGTCCTGACGTACAGTTTACCGAAACAGAGAAGTCCCGAGTCTTTATCAAGGTAACCAAGACTAAGGTGCTGGCTGCATACGGGCAGCTTATCGATGTACTATTCAGTCAGAACAAATTTCCTATCGGGGTTGATCGTACAACTCTACCAGAAGGTATTGCCGATACCGTTCATTTCGATCCTAAAGAAAAACAGGATGCAGAAGTTATTCAGCAGTTTGAGGATCGTTACGGGTTTCCGGGTGATGGTCGAGATCTAGCTCCCGGTGCTACGTCTGTAGAACTAAAAGAAAAACTTGGTGCTATGAAGGAAGACCTTGAAAAGATTGAAGGTCTCAAGGAAGGTCCAGGTGTTACCCCGTCATCTATTACATTCCATCCGGCAGATGTAGCCGCTAAGAAGATGGAAAAGAAAATCAAGGATCAACTAGAAGAATCTGCTGCCACTAGACACCTTCGATTTAGTTGTTTTGAGTGTGTAACGTTTGGCACAGGTATTATGAAAGGTCCGTTTGCTTTTGATAAAGAATACCCTAACTGGGATGAAGATGGTACTTACAACCCTGTTATCAAGACTGTCCCCCAAGTCGAATATACATCCATCTGGAATTTCTACCCGGACCCAGATGCGTACAGCATGTACGACTGCGATTATGTCGTCGAACGTCATCGACTAACCCGATCCCAACTTCGTAACCTAAAGAATCGTCCGTACTTCCGCAAGTCTTCTATTGAGGCTGCTATTAAAGATGGTCCTAATTATGTACGTGAGTGGTGGGAAAATGATATCGATGATAGTCAAGGATCTGACGGTGGTTCAGCTTATGCCGGTTCAGACATTGAACGGTATGAAGTTCTAGAGTTCTGGGGTACTGTAGACGCCCAGATTGCTAAAGACAATAATCTAGAACTACCGGACGAATACAAGGAAGACGACGAGGTTCAGGTCAACTGTTGGGTTTGCAACGGTGAGGTACTTCGCCTAGTCATTAACCCGTTTACTCCTAAGCGTATCCCATACTTTGCTACACCTTATGAAGTTAATCCCTACTCATTCTTTGGTGTCGGTCTAGCAGAGAACATGGACGATACCCAGACACTTATGAATGGGTTTATGCGTCTAGCCGTGGATAATGCGGTTCTATCTGGTAACCTTCTTATTGAAGTAGATGAGGGCAACCTTACTCCGGGTCAAGATCTTACTGTATATCCCGGTAAGGTATTCCGCCGTCAGGGTGGCGCACCCGGTCAGGCTATCTTTGGTACTAAGTTCCCTAACGTATCCAGCGAAAACATGATGCTCTTTGATAAGGCTCGTGTACTCGCTGATGAATCTTCCGGTCTACCTTCATTCTCTTATGGTCAGACCGGTGTAAGCGGTACAGGTCGAACAGCGTCTGGTATCTCTATGCTCCTGGGTGCGGCATCAGGTTCGATCCGTACAGTTATCAAGAACTTTGATGACTACCTGCTTCGTCCTCTGGGTGAGGCAATGTTTGCATTTAATATGCAGTTTGACTTTGATCCAGAGATTAAAGGTGACCTAGAGGTTCGTGCTCGTGGTACTGAATCGTTCATGCAGAACGAGGTGCGGTCACAGCGTCTTATCAGCTTCCTGCAAATCGCTAGTAACCCTGTGCTTGCTCCGTTTGCCAAGTTCCCATATATCATGCGTGAGATTGCTGCTACGATGGATCTTGACGTGGATAAGGTTGCTAACAGTCCAGAGGAAGCCTTCCGTCAGGCTGAACTACTTAAGCAGATGCAGCAACGTATGCAAGCAGAACAACCGGAAGTGGCTGTCGGTCAGGATGCTATGGGTACAGGTGGGGGTAATATTGGTGTTGGTCAAGCCCCTGTTCCTGGCGAGCAAGGTTTCCCAACCGGTGGTGGTCCTCAGCCACAACAAGGTCAGCCACAACAAGGTGGTGGTCAGGGTATCCCACCTGAACTGATGGCTCTGCTACAGGCTGGTGGTCAGTAATGAATCCTAAAGTAGCTAGAGATGTTCTACCCATTGTAAGTAATCCAGACTTTAATGAACTGATGGGTATTTATCTGGACGAAAAGATTTCTGAACAACATCGAACCTTAGAGCAGGCAACGGATATACAAACTATTTATAAAGCTCAAGGTGCTACGGCTATACTAAAAAGACTTAAGACTATGAAACTAGAAATTCAAAGTTCTGCGGAGAGGGATAAGTAATATGGATTTTGACCGGCCATTACAGGAAGAAGTTCAAACCTTGTCAGCGCCATCCGGCGTGGGGTCGGGTATTGCCGGTGACATGGGTACAACAAGCGGTCGCGATGATGGTAGTGAAGATACCAGTAAAGATTTTATTCTTGACAGTATTCGAGATCTTCGCGGCGAAGGTGTTGCTAATTCTCTCTTGGAACACGCTAAAGACGTTTCTTGGGTTGAAACCAAAGGTAAAAATATTTCTCAATATGGAGGCGGACCCGGCAAAGGCATATATCAATATGAAATAAAAGGTACTATAGATGGTAGTGGGGGGTCAAAGACCGCTTTAAACAGGTTTTATAATTATATTTCTAAAAATAACTTATCTATCCCTCGAGAATACGAAGAGGAATTAAAAAACCTTTCTGATAAAAAAAACCCAGATTTTACAGAGTTATCCCCTGAGTTACAATCACAAATCTTTTACGCAGACAAGGCTATGGGTTCGATGCCTCTGGACAAGTTGGCGGACGGGTCGTTAAGTTCTAGAGATGCTTGGTTAGACTATCACTGGAAAGGAAAAGAAAAGAACCGTCCTGCAAAAGAAAAACAGTTTGATCGTGATATGCGTACCAGACCGTCAACTACGGAAGAACCTGGATTCCTAGATACAGTAGGTGAGTATGTTGGGGATGCTTATGATACCGCTACAGAATATTTAGGAGACGCTGTAGATACAGTTGGTGAGTATGCTAGTGATACGTACGACACTGCCTCTGAATATGTAGGTGAAACGGTAGACACTTTAGAAGGGGTTGCAGAGAGTGTAGGCGAGAAATTACGTAGACTATTAGGCTTGGAAGAAGATCAATCGTCAAGTTCTACGGGTGATACTCCTCCACTCCCAACTCGCCGCCCTACAGTGGTTGATACTCCTCCACTCCCAACTCGCCGCCCTACAGTGGTTGATACTCCTCCACTCCCAACTCGCCGC